AAATTCAGTCAGGAGGAATTGGCAGAAATGAAAGATAGAGTCATGACGGAGAATGAAGCAACAACAAAAAAATATTGCAGTACATGTAAATACTACGCTGAATATGAGGGTGTTTGTTGCAATGGAGACAGTGAACACTGTGCAGATTTCCGTGGACTGGATGATACATGTGAGAAATGGAAGGAAAACGAAGAATGAATGAAGAACTTAAGCCATGCCCGTTCTGCGGCGGAAAAGCAATGTTCTTTACCATTGTAAATAAGTCATCACATTCGGATGTTGGAGTAATGTTCAAAATCAAATGTATGAAATGCGGAACAGAACTTCCAAAAAGCTATGAATGTGAGATGTATATGGATCAGGACGGTGGAATCAGAACAGGAAAAGACGAGCGAACAAAAGCAACTACAGATTGGAACAGGAGGGCAAACAATGAGACTGATTGATGCGGATGCATTGGTAAAACGACTAGAAAAAAGTCATGAATATCACGCAAAAACAAGCAGAGAGGAAGTTTTACTTTTCCGTGATATCAGAATTATAAATGAACAGCCGACCGCCTACGACCTAGACAAGGTTGTAGAGCAGTTAAACGACAAGTTCAGAGTCGTGCGAACTGATGAAGATTTGGAATGGAACAGAGCAATGGACGAAGCAATTACAATCGTGAAAGGTGGCGGTGTAGAGTGACAAGAGAAGATAAAGAAGCAATTTTAAATAGTTTTGACGAAACAATGATACAACCGGATGAAGCTATGAACCTCACAGAAATGAGAGCATATGTAAAAGGTTTTGAAGATGCTAGAAATGCAATGTTTGATGCGACTGACAAGTTTTATCGAAGTAATAAGACGGATTAGAAGAATACAATCCGAAACATGAAAAATCATGGAGACCGGATTGGTGTCCGCTCCGGGAGTTGCCGGAGAAGAAAGATACGATTATCTACGAAAACGATGACTGGGGAACAGTTAATCTGAAAACGAAAGATGAAGGCTGGAATGCCTGCTTAGATGAAATTTTGAAGTAAATCGAAAGGAGTAAGAGGTTTGCTGGCCAGCGTGAAAGAGCTCTTTACTCCGAGAAGAAAATGGAATCAGTAAAAGAACGTATGGAGCGAATCGGAGCATACGAAAAGATAGTATCTTTTATGCAGAAAGAAAAGTAGCCATATGAATATAAAAGAAAATATGCACAGATCAGAGCAGAAGAGTTCGCAAGTGAATGTGACGGAAGATTGCTCAATTACCATGTTTCGGTTGGTGGACTTGACAGTATAATCTTATACCTGTTTTTACATGAGGTATGCGGAATTGACGCACCAGGAGTCAGTGCATCTACACTGGAAGACAAGAGTATACAGAGAGTACATAAGGCTCTTGGAATAATAAATGTACCGCCGCTGAAAAGAGATGATGGCACATATTGGACAAAACCAAAGGTTATACAGGAATTTGGATTTCCGGTCATTTCAAAGGAAGTGGCTGCCAAGATAGAATTGTTACAAAATCCGTCAGAGAAAAATAAAACTGTCCGCCATGCGATTATTACTGGGGAGACTGGAGAATATGGCGGATGGCAGAAAAACTCTAAAATGCAGCTAAAACAGAGATGGTTAAAGCTGTTCGGTGGGTATGAAAATGAAACCGAAGGATGCGACTTTCAAAAGCCGGATTTTCTGGTATCTGCGAAATGCTGCTATTACCTCAAAGAAAAGAATTGTGAAGACTGGGGCAAGGAACATAACAGTGTCCCGTATTTGGGATTGATGGCATCCGAGGGCGGCAGACGTGCCAGGAGCCTGCGAATGAATGGATGCAATTACTTTGGGGCATCCACAATCAGATCAGCACCGTTTGCAATCTTCCACCGGCAGGACATTCTTACACTTGCCTTGGAGATGGATGATCTCTGGAAGAACGGATTAAAAGAGAAGTATCGTGATGCTGGAATCAAGGATGGGATAATAACAGAAGATTTCCAGATGCCGGAATCTTTGATACCAGAGATTTACGGAACGATCGAGAAAAAGTCAGACGGTACATTGTATACAACAAAAGCACAGCGTACCGGATGCAGTATGTGCGGTTTCGGAATCCACATGGAGAAACGGCCGCATCGGTTTGATCTATTGCATGAGAGCAACCCGAAAGAGTGGGATTATCTGATGTTCCACATGTGCAGGGATAAAGACGGGAAAGATTATGGATGGGCGAAAGTTTTAGACTACATTGGAGTTGGATGGGATCCGTCTACAATCGGTGGTAATTGTAAGGGGCAGATTTCGCTTCCATTAGATCGGATGGTGTAAATATATAAAAAGCACCTAATTGCTTAGGTGCGCTATGTTCAATAGTGGGATTCGAACCCACGACCATGCCTTTATAGGAGGCGCGCTCTATCCACTGAGCTATATTGCTAAATATTTTAGGATTATATATTAGCATAATTATTTGAAAATTACAAGAGACATTTAGAAAGGAGCCGAACCTCAGGCCTGGGTAACGATATATCGGGTTCCTTTTGAAGAAAATGATACATGGAGAATTGATAGTTGACAATTTTGCCGGTGGGGGCGGCGCTTCCACTGGTATAGAAATGGCAACCGGATACAGTGTTGATATAGCCATCAACCATGATCCAGAAGCTATCAAGATGCACAAGGCGAACCATCCGAATACGAAGCATTACTGTGAAAACGTGTGGGCGGTTGATCCTGTAAAAGCCTGTAAAGGACATCCAGTAGCACTTGCCTGGTTCTCTCCGGACTGCAAACATTTTAGCAAAGCAAAGGGTGGCAAGCCAAAAGATAAGAATATCCGTGGTCTTGCGTGGGTAGCCTGCCGATGGGCGGGACTTGTCCGACCGAGAGTCATCATGCTTGAAAATGTGGAAGAGTTCAAAACATGGGGACCACTTGGACGGCGACACCATCCGATTAAGGCAAAGCAGGGCGAAACATTTCAGAAATTCGTTCAGCAGCTCACGGATTTAGGATACGAAGTGCAATTCCGGGAGCTGATTGCCGCTGACTACGGAGCACCTACCATGCGAAAGAGATTTTTCATGATCGCCCGGTGTGACGGCAAGCCGATCGTCTGGCCAGAGCCGACACACGCACCGGCAGACAGTGAAGAGGTAAAGGCAGGATTGAAAAAACCTTATGTTGGAGCATATACACAGATTGATTTCAGCCGACCGTGTCCGAGCATCTTTGATACTTCGGAAGAAATCAAGGAGAAATACGGCATCCGGGCAGTAAGACCACTGGCACAAAAGACGATGGACAGGATAGCCAGAGGATTTATAAAATTCGTTTTGAATAATCCAAAGCCTTTTATCATTCAGTGTAATCATGGCGGTGAGCGTAGACCGAACGACATCCGAGAGCCGATGCCGACTATCACCGGAAAGCACGGATATGGGATTGTAGAGCCATATATGGTGCAGATCGGGCAGACTGGATTTACAAAAGACCGAAGCAAGGATGTTAGAGAGCCGCTTACAACGATTGTGAGCAAAAACGAGCATTGCCTTATCAGTCCTACATTGATTCAGTACCATTCTGAAACTTCAAAAGATGGAGTAAGAGGACAGACTATAGAAGATCCGATCATGACAGTTGACAGCTCAAATAGATATGGACTGGTCACATCATTCCTGCATAAGTACTATGACGGAGGATATAAGGGTGCTGGGGAAACAGTAGAAAATCCGCTTCCGACAGTGACCGCATGGGATCATAACAGCGTTGTTACTGCAAATCTGATTCAGATGAACAATCATTGTGACGGAAAAGATATCAGACAGCCATTACCAACGATCACGGCTGGTGACGGACACTTTGGAGAGGTCAGAGCGTTTCTGATTAAATACTATGGACAGGGAACAGGGCAGGATATAGAACAGCCGCTTGATACTGTGACAGCCAGGGATAGATTCGGATTGGTTACGATAGAGGGTGTCGATTATCAGATCGTGGATATCGGACTGCGGATGCTGGAGCCAAGGGAGTTATATGGATGTCAAGGATTCCCTGATGATTACATAATCGACCATGATTACACCGGAAAGATCTACCCACGGAGCGAACAGGTGCGCCGCTGCGGCAATGCTGTGTGTCCACCGATACCGGCAGCACTGGTCAGAGCAAATTTGCCAGAATTGTGTGTTGCAAAGCGGATGCCAAATATGCAGATAGAAGCAGAGCAGACCGGACAGCTCCGGTTTGCGTAAACCTTAAATTTTTCGGAGGTGTTGCCATGATACAGACAGCAGAAGATAAAGTGAAAGAGTACTGCCAGTGCATCCGCAGAGAAATAGAACACTGGAAAGTTATCAATCAGAACGGGTGTAATGATCCGTTCTGGTCCGATGGATGCAACATGAATCTGACACGGAATCATATCATTTATTATCAGTCAAAGATCCACGAGATCTGCACAGAAAATCAGTTGCCATTACCGGAGGAATGTTATTTTTCCATACCGCCGGAAGTGGATAATAATTATATGGCGAATCTTAAGCAGAAACCACGGGTGGAGAGATTGCGTCAGTTAGGGAGGATCATGACTGGACGCATTTACCAGTACGACGAGAACCAGATGAGTTTATTTTAGAACCAGATAACAAAACCAAGAAGAGAGGAATGGTCATCTCATGAAAAATATAATAATGGATTTCGGTCTCTATTATGAAATTGCCAAAAAGAAAATCAAATTAAAACTATGGTCAGCCGAGTACTCAAAAGGATATTTATATTTTTTCCTGAACAATGTCGCAGATGTGACGGAAGAACAGTATAACGAGTACTCAAAGATGATCGATGAACTTTGAGAAAGAGAGGAAAAACAATGAATGAAATGAAAATCAGAATATCATTATACTTTGAAATTAAGGATTCAGAAATGTTTGGCGGAGAGGGTTCCGTTGGATATACAGAGCAGAATATAGGTTTTACAGTCACAGAAGAAAAGCCAAGGATTTTTGAAGAAAGTGCATACGACTATGTGAAAAGAGCCATTGCAAACATGGCGAAAAGTTTAGGCGTGAGTGAGGAATGCATTAGGACCATCAGCAAAGAGGAATATGAGGAAAATACGGAGGACTAATGCAGTGCGAAAGAAACTTATAACAGCCATCATAACAGCAACACTTCTGATTGCCGGATGCAGTGATACAGCAAATGTCAGTGCGGGACAGGAAAACACAATGGTACTGGTGGGAAGTGGACAAGAATATCTTATTTATGCAGATAATGACACAGGAGTGATGTATTTATATATCACAATAAGTACGGGCGGCGGTCTTACCGTTATGCTCAATGCTGATGGTACACCGAAGATCTGGCAGGGAGAAGAATAGGAAAAGAAAGTTTTAGGGGGGGAATGTGCGTGGATGAAAAAGAAATATACGAGATCTGCATGAACGTGGACAGCATCATAGCTGATAAACTGACAGAATCAATCATTATTGGGACCAGTTACGACATGCTTGAAGCACACTACGGCATTCTCCCAATCAGCAGGAGGAGTTTTTACAGGAGAAAAGGCACAGCGCAGAGACTTATGCGGCAGAGGATGGCGCATCTGGTGGAAGAAAAGAACGGGCAGTATATGATCGTATGGGGAAGAGAGGAATAACAGCCTCTCTTTTATTATGCCCTAAAGTTGGCACAAATCCATGCTTGACCTGTCCTATAATTATGATATGAGGAAAGGACTATGCCATGTATAAAACACAGAGAAATTACGAAAATGCACAGAGGATATTATTTGACGGAGTCGGGCAGTATGACATACCGGAGTTAGAGCCTGTACAATTTGATAATGCAGAATTTATCGGATTCAATTATGCGAGGAACGCAAAAGAACCGGAGAATAAGGCAGTACATTTCTTCCTGGATGATTACCAGTTTACCAGAGTATGGACAGACCCGGATAAGTACACGGCAATGTTGCAACGGTTTAAGTATGTGCTGACACCGGATTTCAGTCTGTATGCGGATTTTCCAAAGTCGTTACAGATCTATAACCATTACCGTAAGCACTGGCTCGGCGCGTACTGGCAGATGCATGGAATCAATGTTATTCCTACGATTTGCTGGAGCGATCGGAAGTCGTTTGAATGGTGCTTTGATGGAGAACCTACACATGGTGTTGTTGCAGTTTCTTCTGTAGGAACACAGAACAGTGAGGAAGGGAAACAGCGGTTTTTAGATGGTTATTTTGATATGGTGGAGAGATTGCAGCCGGCACAGATTATTTTTTGTGGCAAAGTCCCGGATGAGTGTAAGGGAAATATTGTACATATCAAGCAGTTTAGTGAGAAGTGGCATGAGGCGGAGGTGGCGCAGTGGTAGAGAATTTGCAGTTCTTTGGTGGCAGAGGAGCCAGTAGTGGATTAAGCGATAAAGGTAAGAAGTATGGCAGTGAATATAAAACACTATATCAGACTGGAAATATAAAATTTGTTAGTTATAATAATGGATCAGCTACAGCACCAATGGAAACCATGACAGATGGGCGAGTGTATGCAGTTGTAAATACCAAGAATGAAATAAAAAGTATCTCATATTACGATAAAAACAAGAAGCGGTATAAGCAAATTGATACAGGGCATTTACACAATGTGAACGGAAAAAAGATTGATCTGCATACACATAAGGGATATATACATGACGAAAAGGGAACGTATGAGGTAAGTCCAAAAGAAAGAAAAATGATTGAAAGAGTGCAGAGGGCATGGTATTATCATATTAACAGGTAGTAGTTTAGGAAGGAGAACACACAGCAATGTGAGGCTCCGGTGGTCAATCCGGGCACCTGTAAAAAGATACCATGTCCTTGATGGATGCGGTATCTTTTTTATTGCCATGAAAGGAGATGATCGGTTGGCAGCAAAGAAAAATCCATTAGCTGATAAAGCATATGAACTGTATAAGGACGGCATGAAGCTGGTGGACATTGCTGACCAGCTTGGGAAACCGGAAGGAACAATCCGCAGATGGAAAAATACATATGACTGGGATAACGAACGTTCGGATTGCAAAGCGAACGAAAGCGAACGTCCAAAACGAACGAAAGATAAGAAAAACGGGAAGAAGCTGACACCAAAGCAGGAAGCATTTGCTGCTGAATATATTAAGAACGGCGGAAATGCTACACAAGCAGCAAAGGATGCAGGATATGCAGAAGCACGAGCAGCTATCACAGGATGCGAGAATGTAAGGAAAAGTAATATTTCGGAAAGTATCGCCGAGCAGATGGAGCGTATCGAGAAAGAACAGCACCGTGACATTATGAGTCTTGCAGAAATACAGGAACGCAGAAGCATGATAGCAAAAGGTATGTTGAGGGATGGAGAGGGATATACACCGGAGTTCAAGGATCAACTTAAGGCAATGGATGGACTGGAAAAAGCACTGACAATAGCAGAAAAGCAGAGAATTGAACGGGAGGAGAAAGAAAAGCGGGAGAAAGCACCTCTGTGGACGATACCAATCACAGACATTACTTCCGATTTTGTGGAAATCTACCGAACAGTGCATGAAGCATTTGCCGGGGAGATAGATGTGCATGAGATTGTATCTAAGGGCGGTCGTGGTTCTATCAAGTCCAACTTCTGGGGAGACCTGGCATACGAGACCATCCGGCAAGATCCACAGGCACATATTGTATATACCAGACGATACAAGGTTGACTTGCGTGGATCTGTTTATAACCAGTTCATGAAGACTGTGATCCGGTACAATGATCTGGATAACTGGGATTTCAAACAGTCTCCTATGTGCGCGGTGTATAAGCCGACCGGACAGACGGTTATGTTCGTGGGAGCGGATAAGCCTATCAGTTTAAAATCGTTTAATGTTCCATTTGGATATGTAAAAATGCTGATCCATGAAGAATGTGACGAAATGGCAGGCGTGGAGCAGATGGATAATATCGAAGATACATTTCTCAGATCTGATACGCCAGCGTTGGATATCAAGATATTCAACCCACCGAAGAGTAAGAACAACTTCATGAACCAGTACGTGGAAGAGTGCCGGAATAAACCGCAGACCAGGATTTGCCACAGCTATTATTACAATGTGCCGGTGAAGTGGCTTGGTAAACGATTCTTTGAGCGTGCGGAGTGGTTCAAGGTACATAAGCCACTATATTACCGCAATAACTATATGGGCGAAGTAACCGGTACTGGTGGTGGCATCTTCGACAATGTAGAAGAGCGGACCATCACGGACGCAGAGATAGAGAATCTGCCATTTCTCTATTATGGCCTGGACTTTGGTTTTGAGCACCCGCAAACATTCGAGGTTGCCTACTATGACGAGGACACAGATACATTGTATTGCGTGTCGGAGGTATTTGCCAAGCGGTGCAAGAACAGCGCATTTGCCCGAAAGATTAAGGAATACATTACAGAAGAGATCATATGTGACTCGGCGCGCCCGGATGCCATTGCAGAGCTGCAGGATTGGGGATTTAATGCGATCGGTGCCAAAAAGCGTTGGGGTTCCGGCAAGGGAAGGGATTATTGCTGGGAATGGCTGCAGCAGACCACAAAGATTGTGGTTGATCCGGAACGATGTCCGCACCTTGCGCATGAGCTTACAACCTTGGAGCATGAGCAGTTGGCAGACGGTAGCTTTTCGGATGCTTATCCAAAACTGGACGAGGACTGCGTAATGGCTTTGATATATGGTCTGAACCGTGTGATTATGGAAAGCAGACGCAATAATGGACTGTATGATGACGAGATAGACGAAGATGAGGAGGAAGAGGACGATGGAGAATATGAAGATTAATGTTCTCGGAACAGAATACAAAATTGAGACACACAAAGTATCAGAGGATAAGTATCTGGAAGAAAATAGCTTAGCCGGTTATTGTGGCGAAGAGAGCAAATTGATTGTTGTTGCGGATATGTCAGAAGAAAAATACTTTGACCTGAGTGAAGAAGAACAGAAGTCATACAGGAAAAAGACGTTGCGCCATGAAATTGTGCATGCATTTTTGAACGAGAGTGGATTATCAGATTCTTCAAACCAGTATAATGGCGGTTGGGCAAAAAATGAGGAAATGGTTGATTGGCTTGCTATTCAGTGGCACAAGATAGATGAAGTATATAAACAGCTTGGCATTTAAGGCGGTGACATATGAACATATTCACACGAGTAAAGGAGTTTATCATGAATTTATTCAAAATAAGTGCAGAGAAAGAATTTAATGTTGATATTATTTCTTCTGATCTGATGGAGATGGCACAGATCGAGTGGCAGAACATCATTAAGGGCAGACCGTACTGGATGAGCAAGAACGTGCGCACAATCAATTTTGCAAAGTTCCTCTGCTATTACACCAGCAAAAAGACCTGTCTGGATCTCAATGTGACAATCAGCGGTAGTGACAGGGCGGATTATATCAATCAGTGCATTGGTGCAATGATCCAGAAGTCCATCCGGGATAAGGTAGAGGATGCCTGTGGCGCGGGCGGCATTATTTTTAAGCCGAGCGGTACATATAATCCGGCGGGAGCAATCGACTATGTAATGCCAGGCAGCTTTGCAGTGACAGAGAAGAACAGCAACGGGGATATCCTTGGGGTTATATTTATTGACCGGCAGATTAAGGGAGATGATTACTATACTAGATTGGAGTATCAGCACTTTACATCTTCGATCTCTGACGATGGAGAAGGAGTTGGAAGAACATACACCATTGAGAATAAGGCTTTCAGATCAAAGGGCAGCGACAGTCTGGGGCGCAGCATTGCACTGGCAGATGTACCGGAGTGGAAGAATATTCCGGAATCAGTCACAATCTCCAATGTGGAAAAGCCATTGTTTGGGTATTTCAAGATGCCGTATAACAACACCATTGACTATACATCACCGGAGGGTGTGGCAGTATTTGCGAATTGTATCGAGGAACTGCGCAATCTGGATGTAGCTTGGAGTAGAAAAGATGATGAAGTCGATGATTCGCAGCATATTACATTTATTGATGAAAGTGCATTGATGAAACGTGATAAGAATACTGGCGATAAAGAAAGACTTGAACTTCCAAGATTTGTAAAGGGATTGAGGATGGGGGTTGAAGCTTCTAATACGGTTAATGAACATGTACCAACACTGTTGACAGAACAGAGAGTTGCAGATATTAATTCCATTTTATCTATGATATCAACCAAGGCAGGATTCTCACAGGGGCAGTTTGTTCTTGATCGCAAGACAGGGATCACCACAGCAACGGAGATTGAAAGTGACGACAGCGAGACCGTGGAGACCATCACAGATATGAGGAATGCACTGAAATCTGCGATCAAGGATCTGGTATATGCACTGGACAAATACTGCGATGTATTTTTTAATATGCCGAGCGGGTACATCAACGCACTGGATGAAAGCGTAGCGGATGAAGATGTATTTTATTTTAAGGATCTGCTGGCATCGTTTGAACAGGATCGAACCAGAGCATATCAGCTTATGATGAACGGTGTATACAGTAAACGAAAATACCTCAAAGAGTATGAGGGATTTAATGATAAAGAGATTGATGAGATGTTTGCGGAGTGTGACGAAGAAAATGCAGGGGAGGACAAAGGCGGACTGTACGGGGAGGAATAAAGATGGTACTAAAAATAATCATGCTCTTATTTTGTGTTTCATTTATAGAAGAAATGGATAAGGCAAGGAAAAAGAAAAAAATATGTGACACAATTTACTGGGGATTTTTAATGGTAAGTGCGGCGATTGCAGTATGGGGGATGTAAATGAGGTACGACAGGACCGTTGGAAACGTAAATATAAGGCTTGATACAAGCAGAATTGACGGAAATCTTAGACGCGCACAGGATAAACTGGACATGCAGGTCTTGAATGACATGATTCCATATATGCCGTTTCAACAGGGATCTATGGTAGGAGCGACGAATATTGTTGAACCCGGATTGATTGAGACGAATGTGCCATATGCGCATTATCAGTATATGGGAGAATTGTATCTGACAGAGGATGGAAGATCATGGGCGCACAGCGGAGAAAAGAAATATCCAACTGGCAGGCCATTGCACTACGATGCGAACGGGCATCCGGAAGCTATGGCTCATTGGTTTGAGAGAGCGAAGGAAACGCATGGTCAGGAATGGGTCGATTTGGTTAAAAGAGAGGTAGGAAGAGGATAATGTTAACGCCGGATTATTTTTACGGAAAATCAGATAAACTGATAGAAATGTATCAGGAACTGGAAGATTGGATTATCAGTGATATAGCAATGCGTTTGATAAAATCCGGGGAAATGTCTGGCACTACTGATCGGGAACTTTGGAAACTCCAGCAGATGGGATTGCATCATACTGAAATTGTAAAAAGAATTTCAAAAATGACAGGAAAGAGCAGGGACGAAGTGCGGCGTTTATTGCGTGATAGTGTTATGACATCATTCTCTGATGATGCAGAGGTTTTAAAACGGCTTGGAGATGTTCAAACACCTTTGCAAAATAATGCAGCCATCATGGCAATGAATGCCGAAATGATGAAAACATTCGGAGAATTGAATAACCTTACGCGGACAACTATGTTGCAGACGCAGAGAGATTTACTCAATATGCTGAATGAGGTAGATTATCGTGTGGCATCTGGTATGCAGTCGTATAGCAGTGCAATATGTGAAGTGCTTGACAGATATGCACAGAGCGGCGTTGTGATTGATTATCCAACGGGTGCCAGGCGTTCTTTAGAAGCGGCAGTGCGTTGTTGTGTTGTTACTTCTATGAATCAGACGGCTGCTCAGGTAACTAATCAATACATAGCGCAAAAAGGAATAGAGTATGTTCTTGTATCGGCACATATGGGAGCACGGCATAGCAAAAAGTTCCCGGATGGAATACCATCACACGATCATTGGCAGGGAAAAGTATATAAAATCGTCGGGAGTGATAAAGACACACCAAATCTGTTAGATGCAACCGGATACACCGTAGATCCAAAGACAGGACAGGGAAGAGTTGTAGATCCTCTTGGACTGCATGGATATAATTGCAGGCATTCCCATAAGCCGTGGGATAAGTCTCTGCGAAATCCTTATGTTGATGCAGATGGAAATCCTAAAATTAATGTGCACGAGAGCCAGGAATTGTATGAGAAACAACAGCAGCAGAGATCAATGGAGCGTGCTATTCGGCAGACCAAGCGCGAATTGCTGGCAAAACAGGCAGAGTTAAGCGGCATAGCAGAGACTGATGTAAAAGATATGTTGCAGCCACAATATGATAAACTTGCTTATAAACTGCGGATACAGAATCAACAGTATAAGCAATTCTGTGCGGATAATGGATTGCAGACACAGACTGACCGGATAAAGGTAGCAGGATTTAAGCGGGCACAGGCGGAAAAGGCCAATGGTAGGGCAACGGCGTATAGCCATTCGGTAAAAACTCCGATGGAAAAAGCGGACAGTATAGGCTATACTAAAAGAACAAAGGAAGAGTTTGAGCAGACCGCGCGGCAGATAAAGGAAGAAATAACGCAATATTCTGATAGACCGTCGAAGTGGAGTGGGAATATACGAGTTGATAATGAATTGGCAAAAGAGCGCTCTAGGGGAGCAAAAGAATGGTCATGTGATATTTCTGTTGTAGAAACCGCTGATAATGGTACGATTTGGCATGAAATGCTTCATTCATGTTCAGCAAGTTATTATAATCCAGAGATATATGGTGCAAACGAATATATCGAAGAGGCGACTGTAGAATGGTTAAAACAGCAAATATGTAAAGAGAACAATATAATAAATGCATGTGCCTATGAAGAAAAAACAGCTGTTTTACAGGTGTTGAATAATAGCTTCTCTTTTGGAACAGACCTAGAGTTTGCCAAGGAAATATTTAATGTTCCACTTCCAGAACGGTATCAATGGTTAGAAAATAGGGTGGATAAATGTCTAAGGCAAGCTGGAGTTTCGTTTAAAGATTATTATGATGTAATGGGATTTGTTAAAAATCTGAAAGGCGGTAAAAATGGCTGACATTAAAGGACTTCTAAAAGATATAGAGGAATATAATAAGAAATTTGCTATTACAGAAAATTCAAGTGAAGCAGAGAAATTACGTTATCGTCTTATGAACGGAAAAAAAAATAAGGAAGAATGGTTACAATTAAGGGAAGATGTAAGAGCGTTTTTTAAATCAGATGCATCGGAAGAGGATAAGAGGATGTTAATGGGCTATACAGAATCATTGTCTATGATTTGTTCAGCGATTGAAGATTATGGATATGAACCGTAGAAAAATCCCCGCTTACATAACGTAGGCGGGGATTTGTATCAAGTGTCTGAGAAGTTATTTTGGAAACTTCAATATCTAGTCAACTAAATAATTTTCTGGAAGATTATAATTGTAACGTTTGTGAACGTCTTCAAGCCAAATGTTATATAATTTGTCACCAGTAGGGGTTTTGTAACGAATCGAAGAAATTTCTTTCCATTCATCATAAAAATCTACAAGGGTTTTATCGTTAAATGTAAGGCTGAGGTAATAAGGTGAAAGTCCCAAAGTACTACCGAAACTACGTTCTGCTTTTTCGATATCTATATGAATTTCATCCAAAAGCATAAGGATTTCTATTAAATCAGTATATGTTTTTATTTCTAGTGAATGGTTTTTAATATCACCCGTTCCGCAGAGCCAATCTATAGAAACATGATAAGTTTCAGCAATTCGGCACACTGTGTCAATAGATGGTGACTTCGTTCCACTTTCATAACTAGATATTGCCATAGCGGAAATACCAATTGATGCACCGAAATCTTTTTGAGAGAGAGAATGTTCCTGCCGAAGTTCTTTTAAGTTGGTTGCAAAATTATTTTTAGCTGTATCCATGTGGACACCTCCTTTAAACATAGAATACAACAAAGTATATAAAAGTTCAAGAAAGTAATAGAAAATAAAGTAAAGTGAATTAAAGTAAACAAAAGTATAGTTGTATACACTAAAGGATTGACAATAAACCGACGAAGTGGTAATATTTGAAACATAGGGGGTGAAAAAAATGAAACTTAATTCTTCAAAATTAAAAAAAATAATGGCAAACAAAGAATTAAGTGTATGCGAATTGGCAAAGAAAGCTAGTGTGTCAACTGCGTCCGTATCAAAATACACACGTGGACTTGTGGAGCCATCCATAAAGTCAATAGGCAAAATAGCAAATGCACTTAATATTGATTTGGAAGAAATTATTGAAGATGAAAAAGAGCAAACACACTAGCTTTGGCCGGCATGTGTTTGCTCCAATGGAACCTATTAATCATAGGAATTTCCTATTCGCATTATAGGGGATTCCACCAGTTTTTGCAAGGAGAAATTGCAAAATGCAGAATTTAACAGTAATTGAAAATGAGTTAGTGCCGGTATATGAGACGAGCACTGGGGAAAAGGTAGTGTATGGTTCGGAACTTCATGAAGTTCTTGGAGTCAGAACGCCATATAAGGATTGGTCATCACGGAGACTATTGGATGTGGATGCCATTGAAAATGAAGATTTTGAAGCCGCTCAAATTTGCGCACCTTCCGGTCAGACCAAGAAAGACCATATTATCAAACTTGATACTGCCAAGGAAATGGCAATGCTTGAGCGTAACGAAAAAGGTAAGCAGGTGCGCAGGTATTTCATCCAGGTAGAGAAGAAGTTCAAGGCAGGCAAGACAAGCAAAAAGGTGCAGGGTACCAAGAAAGAGAAGCTTCCATCCGTAAATATGATGGTGAAGAACATCAAGGAGGCCCTGCACGATGCAGGAGTGGATTCCAAGTACATAGCCGCCGAGGTGGTAAGGATTTATTCTGATTCCGGTTATCCGGTCAATGCCCCGGTAATCTCTGATACACCGAAACTGTGGGACTGCACCACCATCGCCAAAGAAATCGGTATTTTTTCAGAATCCGGTAGACCGCACGACAAGGCGGTAAGCGCGATTATTCAGAAACTTGATATTTTCACGGACGAGGTTGTGAGAACAGCATACAGCCGGAATGGACACGATGGTGTGACAGTCCAGTACAAGGACAGCGTTTTTCAAAAAGTAAAAGAATGGTTGCAGGAGAATGGTTATCCGTCAGTCATCGAACTGGAACTTGCAAACGGTAGCGTGAATAAATGCCGGGTAGTGTACGGGGAGGTGGCTTAATATGAACAGAACAGCATTAGAAGAACGTGAGAACATTCTTAAAATTATGCATGATGAAATGGAAAATCAACCAATGGCAAGTCAGAAAACAAGAGATACATATTCAGCTTTGCATGACGCCGTTGAAGCATATGTCAATGCAACACAGGAAGATGCTTTTTACTGGGGATATATGACAGCTATGAAGCAGTACGAGAAAACCGGGGTAGTAGAATGACAGAAAGAGAATTTTATATATCCATTGTCCCGGAAATATCAGAACTGATTGTACTGCTCCGTGATGTTTCGCCGGAAGATAGAGAGGAAATCAAACGTGAAATGTTAAATAGCTGCAAGGCTAGACCACAGGCATTTAGGTTTATGGAAAAGCTGTAGATAGGTATTTATACACAGTTACAAGCTATGCATGTTAATTGATTGGCATCATAAGGCAATGAGAGAGCTTAGAAATAGGCTCTCTTTCATTCTGGCACAAATTATATCCCAATATGAGTTATTATAATATTGCCAGATGGGTTTCACTTATTCATTCTGAGCCTCCTTTCATGTAATACAGCACATGGCACCTTGAAATACAGGTGCTTTTTGTGCGCTTAAAAAATGGCACAAATCTTTTTCAATCTCATGATACAATTAGACATGAGGTAAAAGATATGGAGAACATAGAGAAAATGATAGATGAAAAGAAGAAACAGATGGTGGAGTCGTTGAAAAAAGGAAATTCGGTAGAGATCCATGCTTCTAAAGATGGAATCAAGGTATATGAAGTAAGAAAAAAGAAAATTTGATAATTGGCGCATAGAAATGGCTATGTGTAACAGCTAAAAGGAGCTGACTTCTTAGAAAAATCTAAGAGGTTGGCTCTTTTTGTTTTTGGGAAATAGTTCAACAGGAAGAATAAAAACAAAAGATGTGGGTTCGAATCCCGCTTTCCCGATTGCCAGCTATGGAGTAAATAGCAACTCATTCGCGCCGGACTGACCGGAGTAAAAACTTGGAAAGAAAGAGGTAAGGAACATGGTAAAAGTAATCAGTGAATTGGAGAAGATTGGTCTGTCACTGACAGATGAGCAGAAAGAATCCATCAAAAAGAGTATGGGCGAGGAATTATATTCTAAGCAGGAATTGGACAAGAAACTTTTCAAAACGCAGGAACTCGAAGAAAAAAATAAGGAACTTGTAGGAAAGCAGGAAACTCTTGAAAAGGAATTACAGACTATGAGAGATTCCGCACCGGATGCAGATGCACTGAATCAGAAGATTGCAGAACTGACGACCACACTGGAAGCAGAACGTAAGGAGCGCGCAGAGAAAGACGAAAGAGCAAGGCTTGATGGCCTTGTAACAGATTTCTTTGCTGATAAGCATTTTGTTAATGCTATCACGGCAGACGCGATCAAAGCGCAGCTGGTCGACAAACTCAACTCGGATGAAGCACGCGGAAAAAGTATTTCAGATCTGTTTGACACCATTGTCAAGGATGATAAAGGCAATTATAAGCCGGACATTCTCATTGACGAAAAGACATTCCAGGCGCAGCAGAACCGCAGCCAGATTGTCGGGAATCCAATTAATCAGCCGGATGGGGCAAAACTTTCTATGGCTGAACTTATGAAACTCAAAAACAAAAACCCGGATATGGACATTACGCCATATCTGAACAGAAAGAAGGAGAAATAACACATGGCATTATTTGATTTGGTAAATTTCAATGGTGAAGTATTCGATGCAGTAGTGCGCGAGACTCCGAATCTGCGTTTAAATGAACTGCTTCATTGCGGCGCGATCGTAGAGCGTGGCGAGTATGCATCTTTATTGCCGGATCAGAAGGGTGGTAACTTTATCACAACTCTGATCAAGGCGCGTTTATCTGGCAAGACCGTAAATTATGACGGCAAGACAGACATTACAGCAGAAGAGCGCGGCAATTACACTATGGGGCGTATCGTTGTCGGCAGGGCACAGGGATGGACAGAGAAAGATTTTGTATCTGACATTTCCGGGGATGATTATTCCGCTGCAGCCGGAGAGGTTGCAGAGTTCTGGGATGATGTAGATCAGGATACGCTTCTTAACATCCTTAAAGGTGTGTTCTCTATGAGTACCGGAGAGGGTAAGAAGTTCGTAGATGCGCACACCTACGATATTACTGCAGAAACAGAAAATACTTTCGGACCTACAACCCTTAACAATGCAATGCAGAAAGCACTGGGAGATAAGAAAGCAAACTTCTCACTTGCAATCATGCATTCTGTGGTCGCTACAAATCTGGAGAATCTTAAGCTGCTGGATTACATGAAATATACAGATGCCGATGGTATCGAACGTGATCTGGGGCTTGCTACCTTAAACGGCAGGATCGTACTTATTGACGATACGATGCCGGCTGTGGAAGTTGCAGAATCTTCTAAGGGTGCGGGGGATGGATATACAAAATACACCACCTATGTTCTTGGCAACGGAGCAATCGAGTATACCAACTGTGGTGTAAAGGTTGCATCTGAAATGGATCGTAATCCGGCGAAGAACGGTGGAGAGACAACATTGTATACCAGACAGAGAAAAGTATTTGCTCCATACGGTATTTCGTGGAAGAACACAGGCGTGATCTCTCCGACCGGTGCACAGTTGGAGACAGGGACAAACTGGGAAATTGCACAGAACAACTCTTCTGATAAGCCAGATTACTTCCCGGCAAGAGCAATTAATATTGCGCAGATTATTACCAGGGGGTAAGAGAAAGGGGGATTTCTGATGGGATACACCACATATGACTTTTACAAAGAAAAATATTATGGGGATTCTATCGGGGAATCCCTTTTCCCCAAGTGGGAAGATCGTGCATCTGACAAGTTGAATCAGTTGACCTACGGGCATATTGGTGATGCTGCCAAGGAAGAATTTGACGAGCGTATCCAGAAAGCCACCTGTGCATTGGCTGATCTGCTCTATCAGATAGATTTCAAGACCAGTCATGCCAGTGACGAAAAGGGCGGCAATGTGAAGTCAATGTCCTCTGGTGGTCGGTCGATCAGCTTTGGAAGTAATGAAACACTTATTGATAAGGTGCTTGGGGATAAGGTAGCGCAGAGCCGGTTGTGTTATGACACGGTATGTGAATACCTGTCCGGCACCGGATTATTGTATGCGGGGGTGCGATGATGCTTTTGAAAAGATTATTCTGCAAACACAAGATGATGCCGTATGGATATGTTGATGTGCATATTGGTGGAAATCATTACCAGCGCAAACATATTTGGAAGTGCGTTAAATGCGGTAAGGAGCGTGGCTTGTAATGGGATTCTTTGATAACAAGACTGTCACACTATTCAATCGCTCATTCAACGCGGAAACCGAAGAGGAAACATATTATCCGACCCTGCTCGAGGGTGTAGACCTTGTGGAAACCAAGGGAGCAAATGTCTCCAAGAGCGGCATGGACAGCGCGGATGCAGTGAAACTGTATGTTGATTTTGGCAATATTGCCAAACCATACCTTCCCCCGAAAGAGTGGGAAAACATGCCGGACAAATGCAAGCAGTACTTTTTGACATTTAATCCGGCACAGGATTTCTTTATCAAGGGGGATCATACGGGTACAATACTGCCGAAAAATGACGCCTATCAATGGCTGTTCGATCACTGTGACGATTGCTACAAAGTAACAACGATTGATAAATACGAGGATATTTTATCTCATTTTGAAGTAGGAGGCGTATAAATGGCAGAACCAGAAAAACTTACCATCCGGGATGCAGAGAACGCACAGAAAGGCATTCTTGCACTTGCTCTGGCATACCCGGACTATCCAAAGCTGTTTAAGGCTGACAATACGACGATAAGATGGAACTCCATCAAGGCGGATAGATCCATTGGATTATTCCCCATACAGGGGGCGGTATATCTGAAAAAGTATGTCAGTGGCAGCTATGTGGCACAGATGCCTTTTCAGATACTTTATAAGTGCTCACCGACTACCAACAGGGCGAGCATTGAAGCACAGGAGATGTTGAATAACCTTGCGGCATGGATGGAAGAGAGCGGAATTGAGTTTAAAGATCCACATCTGGCATTACAGTCAATTACGAGGACATCCCCGGTATATGGTGGCGAGCAGGATGAAAAAACGGTTGTGTATGCCATTAATATACAGCTGAAGTATTTTTATAAAAAATAACAGGAGGAAGATACATGAAAACGAATTTACAGTTTTTCGCCGAAGATCGTACCAACATGGTGTCATTACTTGATATTGGTACTCTCATCGGCAGCACAGCCAAGATCGTAGAGATGGGCGATGGCTACAAAGAGATCACAGAGGACTGGGGACCGAATACAGAGTCAACCCAGTACGTCAACATGAAAAACGCAAATAACACGGTAAAGGGATATGAGTTTTCGACAACGCCGGAGCGTGATTATATGTCTGATGATATGCAGACTGCAATCGACACGATGTTCAAAATGTTCCCGACTGGAAAGCAGTGTGAGACATATTATTACAGATATTACAAAACAGACATTACAAAAAATACAGGCGATTGCATCCGAGTCCCAGTTACGGTATGCCCGTCAAGCACAGGCGGATCCGGCGGCGATACGCTGACATCTTCGATTCAGATCAACGGAAATGGTGCGGTAGAACTTGGAACGATCACGATCGCCGGTGATGGCACATTTACATGGGCGGCGAAAGTGTCCGGTACATCAGGAAAATAATAAACGGTGTTAATCAAAAATTAGCATAATCGGGTGGGTTCCTTTCAGTCCTGCCCGATTTCTGAAAGGATGGTAATTCCATGGAAGAATTAGTATTAGACAGTGGTGTCAGAAAAATTGCAATTAAAAATGAGGACGGGGATGTCATTACCGTGTTGAGCATCAATGTCGCAGATGCCGACACAGCCGAGCGATTCGGACAGGTCATCAACAAACTGGAAAGAATCTCCGAGAACTGTGAGAAAGAGGCGGCAGCATGGAAGAAAGAACATGCACAGGATGAGGTAGATTCTGACAACGTTGATGTTGAGTCGGTTTTACAGGCAAACAGAATCCGGGTGAAGTACCTGAAACAGATCGCAGCAGAGATCGACGGTCTGTTCGGGGAAGACACAGTAAAAAACGTGTATGGAGATTTCGCGCCGGATGAGACGGCACTGGTGGAATTTGTCGAGAAGATCATCCCGGTCATGAATAAGCTCTTCGGCAAGCGTTACGAGATGACCAGAAAACGCTATAACTCCGGCAGAAAAGGAGCGCGGGCATGATTAACGTCATGCTCGATCCGCTGCCTGAGGAATGGAACGGGTACAAGGTTAATACATCATTTCGTATCGGCATACAGGTATTCCTTGTGCAGTATGACAAAGAACTGAATGAGTATGAGAAGAGTGATGCACTGATCTATCTGCTGTTCGACGAACGGGAGCACCCGGACGGGGATGATCTTCGCCAGTGTGTGGAGTGGTTTCTAAATGGCTGGTTCCATGACAAACCGGGATCATCAAAAGATAACCGCAGACTGGTAGATTACGACATTGACCAGTGGCGTATTTATGCAGACTTCCGGCAGATATACGGGATTGATCTTTCACTAGATGAAATGCACTGGTGGATGTTCAATGGTCTGCTCTGGAACATGCCTTATAAGCAGTCATCATTCCAACAGGTTATAGAGATCCGCAGGAAGAAAATCACATCCAAGATGGGAAAAGAAGAGAGACAGGCGATTAAGGAAGCGCAGGAAATGTATGCCTTAGAACAGCCGGAAGAAAAGAAAGAGTATACCGAGGATGAAAAAGCAAAGATTGACGAATACGATCAGATGATGGCAGAAATCAGAGCAAAGAAGAAAGCAGAAAAGGAACTGGGATTAGTTTAGGGAGTGAGGATTGCATATGGCTGGTGGGTATGATGGAGAAATCAGAATCAATACAAGAATTAACACAAATGAATTCAACACAGGAATAAACTCTATTGTGTCTAGTATTGGAAGAATTGCAAAAACATTAGGACTTGCTATATCAGCTACTGCATTTATAAGATTCGGAAAAGAAGCGATTGAACTTGCATCTGACTTAACAGAAGTTGACAACGTTGTGAATAAAGCATTTGGTAATATGCGCAGTGAAATGGATGCATTGGCAGAATCTGCTATCAAGAACCTTGGAATGAGCAGATTAATGGCATATCAGACTGGATCAACTTTTATGAGTATGGGAAAGTCAATGCTTACGAGTTCCGAGGATGCTAAGAATATGGCTCTGGAACTCACAAAGTTGACTGCTAATATGGCATCCTTTTTCAATGTATCACAGGATCTGGCAAGTATTGCCTTGAAATCCATATATACAGGGGAAACAGAAACTCTCAAGCAGTATGGCGTTGTCATGACCGAGGTAAACTTGAAACAGTTTGCACTTGAACAGGGAATAACAAAATCGTATTCTGCAATGTCACAGTCAGAGAAAGTAATGCTTCGTTATCAGTATGTTATGAGCCAGTTATCCTATATAGGTGATGATTTTATAGATACGCAGGATTCCTGGGCGAATCAGACAAGAATTTTGTCTGAACAGTGGAAAGAATTCATGGGTATCATTGGAAATGGACTGATTACAGTATTAACACCGGTTGTCCAATTTTTAAATAAAATTGTTGCTGCCCTTATTAATGTTGCAAATACAATCAGTGCGATTATGTCAAAAATATTTGGCATTCAAATGCAGCAGATGAGTACAACGGCGTCGGCTGCGGAAGATGTTGCTGATGGATATTCTGATGCAGCAGATTCTATGGATGACTATGCAAACTCTGTATCGAACGCTGCAAAGAAGGTAAAAGGCGCGCTTGCTTCCTTTGATGAATTGAATGTTATATCGAAAAATCAGACGTCTGGCAGTGGGTCTGGTGGATCTGGTGGCACCGGTGGAACGGAAATAAAACCATTTGATACGTCAACTCAGGAGAGTGTTATAGATCAGCTTGAAGGTAAGTATAAGAAGTTTTTCGACTATCTTAAAAAGTTAAAAGATGATTTTATTAATGGGTTTCAAACTTCTTGGAATAATTTAGATGTTGACTCACAGGTTGAAAACATTAAAAAAAGTTTAGAGGGTATAAGAAAATCGCTTGTTGATATTTTTGCTGACAAAAGTGTATTGAGCGCAGCAGATAATTTTGCACAGACCGTTGTAACGTCTCTTGGCAGTATTAGTGCGTCTGTAATCAGTATTGGAACAACTATTGCAGAAAACTTTTTAGGGGGATTAAATAGCTATCTTGAAGAAAACTCTGGAAGAATAAAACAGTTTTTGATTAATTGTTTTAACATATCATCCGACATTACAACACTCATAGCTGAAGCATTTGAAACAATTGCAGATATTTTTTCTGTATTTGGAGATAAAAATGGACAGCAAATTACGGCGGATCTAATACAGATATTTGCTGATGCATTTTCTTTTATTACGGAAACTGCTTTAAAGTTTGTCCGAGACATGTTAGATATTCTCGTAACGCCAATTTCAGATAATAGCGAGAGTATTAAGAACACTTTGAATAATCTACTTGGATTTATCCAGCAGATAACAGGTGTTCTGAGTGATATTGTAAGACAAATAACAGATGGACTTACAGCTTTATATGATGAGCATTTAAAACCTTTTTTCGATTCCGTAAGAGACGGATTATCAGAGATAATGGCAGAAGCGTTGAAGTTATGGGATGAATATATTCAACCAGTACTGAATTATATTGCGAAATTAGTAACTGAAACGTATGAACAGCATCTAAAACCTGTTATAGACAATTTGATGGGATTATTAGGGGCGGTCATAGATTTGATAAAAACTTTATGGGAAGTAGTGTTAAAGCCTCTCATCATATGGCTAATGAATACTCTTGCACCGAAAGTATCTGACATTGCAAAAAAAGTAAGTGGATTTGTTTCAGCAGCAGTTGATATCATTTTAGATTGCATTAGTTTCGTGCTGAAAAATGCAGAAAATCTTATAAAAATTGTCACAGCACTTATTAATGGAGATTGGAAGGGGGCATGGAATGTTGCAAGAGATTTCGTTAAAGATGGAGCAAATGGAATTATAAAAATTATAGAAACAATGGTAAATAAAATCATTGATGGAATTAACACATTAACGAACGGATTTAATAGTATCGGTTTTGATGTTCCGGATTTCTTAGGAGGAGGCTCATGGCATCCTAGCATCCCGACAATTCCAAATGTAAATCTCCCACGTCTTGCCAACGGCGGTATCACAACCGGCAGCACTCTCGCAAACATCGGAGAAGCCGGACGCGAAGCAGTACTTCCACTCGAAAATAACCTGTCTTACATGAAACCGCTTGCAGAAATGATCGCAAGTGAGATGAAAGGCGTGCAGACGGTGCGGATCGTAGCGGACGAAGGAAAGATTTTCAAAATTGTAAAGGAAGAGGCAAACGACTATTACCGGAGAACCGGAAGTCCGGCATTTGACTTTTAGGAGAGGAGCGTATAAATGGCATACAGCGGTTTTTTAATAAAAGTAGGCAATTACACAGTTCCTTTCCGGTATATAGAGGCAAAGAAGTATAAATGCGGTATCAAGGGGCAGGATCTTGATTCTTACCGGGATGCGAACGGGATACTGCACCGGGAGGCATTGAGCAACGTCTCGATTAAAACAGAATGGGAAACGCCGGGAGATATAGATGAGAAAGCATTGCGTGCACTGATGGATAACATCAGATCCCAATATTCCCATGCAATCGAAAAGAAATCGCTTGTTACCGCATGGATGCCGGAAATCGGCAATTATGTAACGATGGACTGCTATATGCCCGACGTGGAGTATCAGATAGATTATGCAGATGAATGGACGGTCCAGTATGGATCATTCCGGCTGGCATTTATCGGATATGGAGGTGTAATTGGATGATTGATTTTAAATATGCTGATTTATTTAAACAGAATAGCGTTGATGTCCAGCTTGAGATTATTTCCGATGATGAGAAAATCCATATCACAAATACGGAATTTCATGAGGAAGAGTTTGAATTAACAGAAAGCCTGTGTTCACAGTCTGAATTGACTTTTGGTGCTGTCGAAGCCGGATCTGTAAAATTTAAGGTATCAAATATTTTTCTTCCAATGAAAGGGAGATGGATGACCGTCAAGATGATAATTGGCGGGCACACAGATCAACCCTTTTTGATAGGAAGATTCAAAGGTTATTCCGATACACCGACTGCTGACAGAAAATACCGAGATGTAGTGGCATATGATGCCCTTTATGACATTTTAAATGCAGATGTGGCAGCATGGTATAACACTGTCTTTCCATCCCATAAAGAGCAGCAGAAAGATAAAGATGGAAAAACTACGACTGTTACAGTTTATGATCCGGTCACAATGAAGCAATTCCGGGACAGCTTTTTTAAGCACTTCGGGATTGAGCAGGCTGACATTGATCTTATCAATGACAACATGTCTATTGAAAAAACAGTTGCGGTCACGCCATCCAGTGAGACAAGTTCTGATACAGAGGAATCGAGCACCATAGGCGAATCTATGAGCGGCAAAGAAGTGTTGTCCTGCATTTGTGAGATCAATGGCTGCATGGGGCACATGGGGCGCGACGGGAAGTTTCATTATATATATCTGGAGCAGAATATACAGGGACTTTATCCGAGAAACGATCTTTATCCGGCAGATGATTTGTTCCCAAGAGATCCGAAAAGCAACCGGATCGGGAAAGATTTATATATAACGGCTGAATATGAAGATTTTCTTGTTAAAACGATCAATAAGTTACAGATCCGGGAGCAGAAGAATGATATCGGCGTGATCGTGGGTACGGGAGACAATGCTTATGTGATCGAGGATAATTTTCTTGTATATGGCAAAGGCACAAAAGAACTGAAAGGCATTGCAAAAAATATCCTTTCCAAGATCAGAGGGATTGTTTACCGCCCGTTTACAGCGGACTGCAAAGGAAATCCGTGTCTTGAGGTCGGGGATGCAGTGCGGCTGCCGACCAGATATGAACTGATTGAGTCCTATATTCTGAAAAGAACCCTGAAAGGTATACAGGCTTTGCGTGATGATTTGGAAGCGGATGGGGAAGAGTACCGGACAAACGGGGCGAACGGAATACAGAAAAGTATTTTAAAGCTCAAAGGCAAGAGCAATGTGTTGGAGCGAACCATTGAAAAGACACAGAGTACGATAACTGATGTTGAGAAGGGATTGCAGTCACAGATCACGCAGACCGCAACCGAAATTCGCACAGAAGTTAAAAATACAACGGATGGTTTATCATCGAGAATCACGCAAAATGCGAGCAGTATTACAGCAGAAGTCAAAAGGGCACAGGGGCAGGAAGTTGAACTTGCGGCAGCCATTAAAATTAATGCAGACAATATCACAGCAGAAGTTACCAGGGCGAGTAAAACAGAAGGCGAGTTATCCAGTAAAATAGAAGTAACTGCAACGCAGATTCGTTCGGAAGTCACGGCTTCCCTAAAAGCATGGGATATTGAAGAATATGATGTTACATATTATGGTTTCGGAAATCCCCAAAAAACTTATCCGGCATCGTCACACTACAATGGATGCAGTTTTTTGAATCAGGAAAATGGATACTTTTATGGCTGCGAACCGGACGGTGGAATAAGCAGTGGTAAGTATAAGTGGACATTACTAAAGAAATTTAAACAGCTTGCATCAAATATGTCCAGTGCGATTACACAGACCGCAACGGAGATCAGTTCTAAAGTTACAAGGGATAGTGTTGTTTCAGAAATCAACCAGTCAGCCGAGGGTATCAAAATTAAAGCAAAACTGCTTGAATTAAAAGGTTCTATGGAAATGACCGGGGGATATATGCATATTCAAGCGGAAGAGTCTGTAGAAAACCTTATTGAATTTAAACGCAGTGGAACACTTGTACAGATGGGAACGGATGGATTTCGAACAGTGGAAGGAACGCTTGAAAGTCCAAACCATCAATGTGTCGTTCAATATAATCATATCTCACTAAATAAAGGCGGAACAGACACGGACCACTGCATGATTAATCTGGATGGGGATACCGGTGTTGCTGGATTTAGAGGGGGTGTGATTGACGGCTCAGATAAAAGAATGAAAAATACAATTTCAGACTTGGACAAAAAACGATCATCGGAGTTTATTTATTCTTTAAGTGCAAAATCGTATCGTTATAATTTCGAAAGGGATGGATTTCATCATGGCTTTATAGCACAGGATGTTTTGAAAAAAGCGGAAAAAGGGTGGAATATTTGTCCAAAAACGTTTTCAGACAGCAATGGGAAAAAGTATTACGGACTGAAATATACGGAACTGATTGCTGATCTGGTTGCCACAGTGCAGTTGCAGCATGACGAGATAGAACAGTTAAAGGAAAAGGTGGAAAATCTATGATAAATGCAAAAATTCGTGAATTTGAAAACGACATTATAAATTATGTAAATTTGTGCGGGGATGTCCCAATCGAAGCTAAGTACCTGGTGTTTAAGGATATTCTATATCAGATCAAGGAAGAAGCAAACCGACATGTTACAGTAGAACGTGAACAGATGAAGCTTGCAAAGGAAAGGGAGAGTGAGGATCATGAATAAAGCGCATATTGATATTAATTGGGAGAATTACCCGAGTGATGAAACACCGCTTAATGAAAGAAACCTCAATAAAATGGATGGCTCGATTGATATCATTGATGATCGTGTAATCACTCTCGATACCACAAAAGCAACCAAGGCGGAAGTGGCAACCCTTGTTGCGGATGTGACATTCGAGGAATCGACGGGAATTATCACAATCACGAAAAAGAACGGTTCTAAGATTACGATTGATACACAGATGGAGAAAATCGCAATCAACTTCGATTATAACCCGACTACACAGCAGATTATTTTGACTCTGATCGATGGTACGAAGCAGTACATAGACCTGTCGGCACTGATTACACAGTATGAGTTCCTTGATTCTGATACGGTAGCTTTTTATATTGATAAGGATGGAAAAGTGTCTGCCACCGTCAAAGAGGGTAGCATCGAGGAAAAACACTTGGAGCCAAACTATCTTGCAAAAATTAAGGTGGAAGTAGCAAAGTCAGAGTCAAGCCAGCAGGCAGCGGCAATGTCTGAAATAAACGCCAAAGCAAGTGAGAATGCCGCAAAAGCCAGTGAAACAGCGGCAAAAACATCCGAAACCAATGCCAAAGCGTCAGAGACAGCAGCGGCGAAGTCAGCCACGGCGGCAGCAATATCCGAGACTAACGCAAAAGTCAGTGAGACATCCGCCAGTCAGTCTGCAGCCAC